AAATTAAATATTGCTCCCATATCAACCTTATTTTGAAACTCATAAGTACCACTAGAATTTATCGGTCCAGCAAAGTCAATATTTGATAAATCATCAATATTCTGCGTTATTGAATCCCATAACAAAGTCCCATCTAATAACAATCCATCAAAAGTAGCATCATAAAATGTATTTACTTTGTCACCTTGAAATGGTGGAGAATCAGTATCTTCTCTTTCTGTAAGTATTATTTGATTTGGTTGTGGATCTGGCTGTGTAACTATAATTCTTGCTGCATTATCTGATCTGTTTCCAGTATCATCAATAAATTTAATACTGTAAGTTCCTGTCAATGCTGGGACAAGTGTTTCTGTGATATTTCCAGCAAGTTTTGGAATTATTTCTGTAGAGTTTTGAAATGTAGCTGTTGTTCTATCAACAGAGGGTGTATGCCTGACAGACACTGTGCCTCCATGCAACACGTCAACAGAAGTAGAAGGGTTAAAACGTAATCGTACAAATTGATCTGAAACAGGTTCTAAAGTTAATCCGCTTGGGTCTTCTGGTAAAGCTGTTTTTCCTACAGTCGTGAATGTTGTGGTTGATGGATCTGTGCTTGGTTTTCCTAAAGAGTTGAAACTAAATACTCTGACTTCATATTGACCCTCTTGTGTTTCAAAAATTGTAAAATCATTCCTTTGTATTCTTTCAGAAATAAAGTTTTCATCTTTAAACCTATATTGAATTTCATAGTCGGTAACGCCAGAAACAGGCTCCCATTGTATAAATAATTTAGACACTGCTCTATTATTAATCACGACTATTTGTTCAACACCTTCAAGGTTGCTTGGTGATGGCCTTAAGTCCGTTAAAATTGTAGTATTTCTTGTTTCAAGTGTTGAACCATCTTCAACAAAATCATATTTTGAAGGATTATGTACAACAGCAGTTATTTGATAAGTAAATTCATCTTGCTCTTTAACAGAAACAACTCTAAATATTTGTAGTTGAAGTGATGTATTTTCTATAACCCAAACTGAATTTGATTGTGGAACAGAACTAAAAGCTGAAGAAACAGTGACAGTTTGGCCAGATACAGAACTAATACTCTTAGTTTCTAAAGTTCCGTCTGATAAAATTACAGACAAAGTTGCTGAATCGGAAGTTGTTAAGTCGGTATTATTTGCATCGTCTACTATTATTTGTGTTGTTGAAACGCCAGTTTTTATGCGGCCACCTCTTCTCAAGCCAGCTTTTAAAGGGTCTTGTATATTAATAATTTGACCACATCTTACAATCACACCAGCTTCTAAAGTGGTGTTAAAAGTAACTACTTCAGCCTCATTTGATTGTGTATAAAGAAACCACTTCCCAAGTCTTGCTGCTTGTCCTCTAGATGTTGTAGCAAAAGCATTTAAATTTTTAATAACAACCCCATATTTTGCCTGCAAAGCGGTATCTTCAACAGTTTCATAATCAATAGTTTTTGTTTCATTATCAAAATAAGAAACATTAACTAAAGTAACTTTTGAATTTTTTTCTGATCCTGAGTATTGAAATCCTTCTTCAGTTACGTTAGATAAATTAAAAACATAACTTGCATCTGTTGGTCTATCTTGGGATATTTCAATACTGCCTGCACTATAGAAAGGCATTACACGCATCACAGAGGATAATTGATTTATCAATGAATATGCGTTTTTCTGTGATCTTATTGCTACATTACAACTAAATCTTGGCTCAGTATTACCAGTGCCTGTCATATCATCAACTTGTGTTGAGCAATATTGACTTGCGGAATAAAAACTATATTGATCTAATTGACTTTCAGAAATATGATCCCCAAATCCTTTACTTGTCGTAAGTAAATCATACAAAATCCAAGCGGGGTCACTCGACCACTCTTTTGCTGCTTTAAATGTCCCGTTAAAAGTCCCTGAATAACTTATTGAACCATCTGATTGCACAGTGCCATTATGAGGAATTTGTATCTTTGTTCCTCTGACTCTATACATTCTTGAAGGAACAGAAGGAAAAGTCTCAGCATCAAATCGCAAGGCCACATGAGCAGAGTTAGGATATGGCCTTTGTTCATTTATTATTTCAGTAAAAGATGAGAATTGAAGCGTATTTTGCAGTGAACTTTCTGCACTATCATCTGTAATCCTGTTTACTCTTACAGTTAAAGGAAAACTAGCACCAGAAGGAACTTTAATTAAAACATCTCTAAAATAAGTACTTGCAGTCCTACCTTTTACAGTATCGTTTATTGGTGTTGTTGTAGTTCCATCATTTTGTATTAATTGAACTGTGTAATTAACTTCTGCACCATTTATATCTCCATTATCTTCAAATTTTTGTAATGATGGAAAAGCAAGTGTTACTCTTATTGATTCAACAGATGTATTTGAGATTGATCTTGAAACGGGAGTATCTTTTGTAACTGTTACACTTACTGCATTTTCAGTTTCAAGTTCTTTAATCCATGGTATTGCTGTTTGATTTGCAGTCCCAAATCGTACATCAAAAGTTACATTTTGAAAATTAAAATCAGTTATTGCGGGGTTAGCATTATTAGCGGTTGTTTGTAAAACTTGTGTATTATTTAAAAATACGTCTTTAAGACTTCCATTTATATATTCAGTTGATCCTTGACTACCTGTTGCAGAAGGAAAACCCTCGATTTCACCTTCAGCAATTAGCTCTACAATACTGTTATGTTGAGTTGATGATAAAATATCATCTGATCTTTTTGGCATGATTAACCCTCCACTTGCACTGTATCAATACCAGAACTTATAACAATAGAACCTGTAAACACTTCACCATAAATTATTGGCACTGCAACTCCTGATCTTGAAACATTAGTGATGCCACTAAATCCAAAAGCACTTTGGGCTTCAGGGTCATTTTGCGAAGTAAGATCCTCTATTGAACTATCTGGAACACTTGGCGTAGGTGCTATTAAAGATGTTACCCCCGAAATAACAAAATTTGTAGCGACACTTTTTAAAGCTGCAACTGCAACTGTTTTAGCGGCTGCCACTACACCCCCACTAAATAAACCACCAAAAAAACCCCCCACTGCTGGGATTGAGCCAAAAACTGCTGGGATTATTTTTATATCACCCTCACCTTGTAAATCTAAATATTCAAAATCAACATCTAAATTATTCATTTTTACCTTATAAAATTGGTCATTAATATGATTTTCAACTTCGGGAAAATTAGCAATTAAAAATTGAAAAGCTTGCCTAGGAGAACTTACTACAGCTTCAAAATATACTTTACCTAAAAATTTTCTAAGTGTTCCATATATAATGATTTTTCTAGTTTGCATATCTGTAAACTTGTTTGAGATTTTTTTTATATTGTAGGTCAAAATTTTCTCTGCAACTAAGTCCTTTTATATTGTGATTTAAAATCATCATTTCACCTATGTAAACAGCAACATGAGTTAAATTTTCATCTCTTCCAGTAAATAACAAAACATCCCCAACTTGTAGATCATCTGTTGTTTTTTGTTTAATAAAATTTAATTTTGGTAAGGCATATTCAAACTCAGGGTTTGTAACAAAATCTTTGATTTTTTTTGGTCTTTCCCAGTATGGAATGTCAATATTTTTTACTTCTTTATACCAGTCAGTAACAATACTCCAACAATCATGGACACCCCAAATAAATCCTCGCCCAATTAAAGAAGGTGCTTTATAACCAGACGGAGTAATATAATTCCATTTTTTTTCCTCACAACTAAATATATGCCAAGGCAAACTAATATGTTCACAAGCTGCTTTGTCATTATCAGAGGCAGTTGCAGAACCTTTAGGATGACTATGCACTATTGCTAAAATTTCACCTTGATCTTCGCAATCCGCCCAATCATCAGGATTAAGAAAAAAATGTTCCATAGTTCCTTCTGCTAAATTTTTACAAGGCCAATATGTTTCTTTACCTTTAATAATTGCCAACAAGCCACACGATTCTCTAGGCATTTCATTGAAAGCGTGTTTTTTTGCATCTTCTTGCCAATTTTTCATCTAAAAGTACCGACAGCGGGGAAATCTTTTCTTGTAACTTGACGTTTTGGCGCACGTATTCCTTCCAAATCTAAAGCTGAAACCAATTCAAATACAACAGTTTCTCTTGTTTCTGATTGTTTTGTATTAATAAAATATATTTCTTGTGGTAGTTCAGTTGAGCTTGATGGTGTTCCAAAGGGGTTTTGATTAGATGGGAAATTACTGGCATCAAGGAACTGAGCCATTGTTCTATGCCGAATAAATTTAGCTCCTTGAAGGTCATTGAATGGAGTTGTTGAGTTGACACTTGCCATTAGTGCTGTAATAGTTCCAAGCACGTTTGATACAGTCACAGTAGGTCTTGGTAGTGATCCGCTACCTGTATATTCAAAACCCTCAGCAGATAAAGGAAATTTATCATATGTATTACCCTGCCAAATTATTGAAGCATTACTATTCATACCAACACCAGAATGAAATCTGCTTACATTTGTTGAACCATGTAAAGCTGAAACTAAAGTTAAAGAATATAATTCAATAATAGATTTATTTGTCAAAGATTGTAATTCAGCAACAGGTATAGCCATTATGGTTCAAATACCTCTCTAAAAGTACAATTTAAAGTTGCTCTGTTGTTGTATGGTATAGTTTTTGTCCAAGAATCGCAAACATATTTACCAGTTCCAGAAAAAGTAACAGAAACATTTCCACTGTTTGTACCTGATGAGGCCGCTGTGACAGTAAAAGTGTCTACCGTTGGAGTTGTAACAATAGCAAAATCTCCATCAGTGGCTGATCCAGAGGTG